CAAAAAAAATCTATAAAAACAAAATATAAATCTTTACCACCTGCAGCAAAAGCTTCAATTTCTGGTTTTGGAAAAGGTATTAAATATGGTACTCTTGGAGTAGGAGCTATTGAAGTTGGTAAAGGTGCTTATAGAACAATAACTGGTAAAAAAAAGGAGAAGTAATATGCCAATGGTAGGAAAGAAAAAATACCCATATACTAAAAAGGGTAAGATGGCTGCTAAGAAAGCTGCTAAAAAAAAAGGAATGAAAGTTAAAAATAAATACTAATGAAAAAACCTAAACTAGGATCTGGACAAAGATTTAAGCAACTTACTGCTAAATTAAAAAAACAAGGTGTCAAAGATCCTAAGGCTTTAGCAGCAGCTATTGGAAGAAAAAAATATGGCAAAGCTAAATTTCAAAAAATGGCTGCTAAAGGGAGAAAAAAATGACAAATGTTAATGGCAACTATAAAAACATTAAGAAAAAATATAAGTCTGGAAATCTTAAAACAGAATACCAAAGAATTTTAGAAAGTGGTAAAACAAAAGTAAAAGAAACTAAAATTGCTGCTAAAAAATTTGGCAAAAAAATTGCAGGTAAAGCAACAGCTGAACAAAAATTCTTGGGCAAAACTTTACCTAAATATATTGGTAAAGCAGCTAAGTTTGCTTTTAAAAATCCAATTACTTCAACTGCATTATTTTTTGTTCCTGATACTGTTAAATTTATGGGCAAACAAAAGGGAATTGATTTTAGTCCAACTAGACAATATGACAAAAAAGGAAGAAAATTTTTATAATGTCTGAAGAAAACAAAACAAATCATGGTGGTAAAAGACCTGGAGCTGGTAGACCTGTAGGATCTAAGAGTAAAATCTTGTGGAAATCTATGGAAGAAATGGCAGAAAAATATCAACATTCTCCTTTAGATTACCTATTAGCTGTGTTAAACAATCCTGCAAGTAGTCCTGAAAGAAAAATGTATGCAGCAGAAAAAGCTGCGCCATATGTTCATGCAAGACTTACTTCATCAAACACAAAAATGAGTATAGATGAACCAGTTAAAGTCAAAGTCGAATGGCAAAAAGACGAAAACCAAAGTAGTTGAGATACCATACAAACCAAGAGCTTATCAATTAGAAGTTCATAAACACAAAAAACGATTTAGTGTTTTAGTATGTCATAGACGATTTGGTAAATCAGTTTTATCAATTAACGAATTAATTAAAACTGCATGTGATAAACCTAGATCTTTGTGTGCATTTATAGCACCAACTTATAGACAAGGTAAATCAATTGCATGGGAATATTTAAAATATTATACTGCACCATTAATTAAAATTGGTGGAAGTAGAAATGAATCTGAATTAAGAATAGATCTATTTAATGGATCAAGAATACAAATCTTTGGAGCAGATAATCCAGATAGTATTCGAGGTATGGGATTTGATGCTGTCGTACTTGATGAGTATGCAATCATGGCTCCAAGAGTATGGACAGAAATCGTAAGACCAGCTGTTGCTGATAAATTAGGATGGGTTTTATTTATCGGTACACCTATGGGTCATAATCAATTCTGGGAAGTTTATGATTATGCTTTAAGAGGTCGTGATGATTGGTATGCTAAGTTATATCGAGCATCAGATACAAAAGTTATTCCAGACGAAGAACTTGAAGAAGCTCGTCTAATTATGACACCTGAGCAGTACGAACAAGAATTTGAATGTTCATTTACTGCTGCTGTTAGTGGAAGTTATTATGGAAGATTAATAACTAAAGCTGACAAAGATGGTAGAATAACTGATGTACCAGTAGACGACAATGTAGGTGTAGAAACATGGTGGGATTTGGGTATAGGCGACTCTACAGCAATATGGTTTGCTCAAAGAGTAGGGGAAGAAATACATCTTATTGACTACTACGAAACTTCTGGTGAATCTCTTGCTCATTATGCTGATGTATTAGCTGATAAAGGATATGCCTATTCATCTCATATCGCACCTCATGATATTATGGCTAGAGAATTAGGAACTGGAAAATCTAGACTTGAAGTTGCTAACGAACTTGGTATAGATTTTGATATAGCTCCTAAATTAGAAGTTGATCATGGTATCGAATCTGTTAGAAATGCATTGCCTTATTGTTACTTTGATAGAGAAAAATGCAAACAAGGTTTAGATGCTTTAAGACAATATAGAAAACAATGGGATGAGAAAAACCAAATTTTTAAAAATAAACCTCTCCACGATTGGTGTTCACATGCAGCTGATGCTTTCAGATATGGATGTGTTGCAGAACCATTAGATACTTCTGATTGGGATAGACCAGTTAATGTGGATACAAAATATGTAGTATGAAATCAAAAGAAGAAATATTAAGAGTACTAGCTAACGAAATACATTCAGCATCAGGTTACATTGGTGGTGAGCTTGTTGCTAGAAGAAAGAAATCATTAGAATATTATTTAGGAATGCCTCTTGGTAATGAACAAGAAGGTAGATCACAAGTAATATCCAATGATGTCCTGGACACAGTAGAAAGTTTAATGCCTTCTTTAATGAAGATTTTTACTGCTGGTGAAAATGTATTTGAATGTGAAGGTGTTGGGCCTGAAGATGAAGAAATGGCTAGACAATGTTCTGACTATTTAAATTATATCTTTTATAAAGAGAATGATGGATTCTTATCTCTATATACTGCGTTTAAAGATGCTTTAATCCAAAAAAATGGAATACTAAAAGTATATTGGGATAACGCAGCTAAAACTGAAAGAGAAGAATATACTAGATTAACAGATGATGAGTTTAATGATTTAGTTGTAGATTCAGAAGTTAAAGTTTCTAATCATACAAAATACGAAGAAGCTATTACAGATGATAGAGGAAAAGAAATAGATAAGATTCCTTTACATGATGT